TTATTACATAGTAAGATGCTGAATATAAATTGGTTGCTCCAGAAATTTGAGCTGTATTCGACCTATTATAATCATGTCGGTAATAATCATAAACTGTCCCCGAGGACCAAAATCTTTTTGTTACAACCTGTCTTACATCACCCGCATTGATTTTTTTCAATGCTATCATCGTATCCCAGTAATCATTCTCCTGATCAAAATTATCTTTCGGTGATGGAGGATTACTATCCCAATCAGACTGATAATCACTGGGATTTGGTAAACCAATAAAAGAATAAAAAGTGCCAACACCAACATTCGCAACAAAATTTTTGGCGTTTAGTATTCTAATCTGATCAGTTATAATTGCAGCCATTTGACGGTATTTTTTTAGTTATTTATTAAGCATCTTAGATGGTGTTTGGATAAATGCTTATTGTGTTACCCATACCAGAATGACTTGTGCATTGATAAAATAGAGTATTTGGTGCGTTAAAAGGAACTTCAAATCTTAAGGTTCCACTTGTTGCACCATTATTGGTAATTCCATTATTGTATGCAGCACCACCATTACTTACACGAATTTGGAATGGATGAGAACCACCAGAGGTGATTACAAACTCATAAACTCCACCTCTTGCAAGATACAAAATGGGATCGTTAGTTGTCTCTGTAAATCCAATTCCAGCGAAAGTATAATCACTAGCTCCATTATTACCCACGGTCCACTTGCCGCTTACAACATAAGAGGCATCGCCATAATACGTGGCACCAGTTACGATACCGACAGTCGAAACACCAGAAACATTTAGTTGTTTAGCAAATAATGTTGTCCCAGTGACCGTTGTAATACCAGCAAATGTGGACACACCAGAAACATTTAATGTGGTAACTGAGGTGATTCCAATATTATATCTTTCAGTGCCTGTGCCTACAGTTCCATCAGATTCAGTATTAACTAACTCTACCCAACGTGTATGAGCATAATATAACTTACCAGTATCATGTGCATGAGCAACCGCACCGTGATAAGTAGAATATGATGGAAGACTTGCGTATGTATCGTAATAGAACGGTATGATACTACTAGTCAGTCCTGCAGTGATTCTACCAGCTGTAATCAAGCCAACAAAGGTTGAGACACCAGTAACAAAAAGTTGAGATGTTGATGTTCCACTACCGACTACAGTAAGAGCACTTGTTGGATTTGTGGTTCCTATTCCAACCAATCCAGCAGTAGTTGTAGTAATAACTGTCCCACCAGTTCCAACATTGAGTGTGCCCGAGGTTGTAACACCAGAGGCATTTAAGCTTGTTGCACCAATGGTTCCTACAGTAATATTAGGAGTTCCAGAAAGTCCTGTTGCAGTTGTTGCTGTACCTGTTAAAGCACCAATAAATGTGGTTGCAGTAACCACACCAGAAGCATTCAGACTTGTAGCACCAATGGTTCCAACTGTAATGTTGGGAGTCCCAGTTAAACCTTGAGCATCAGTTGCCAGTGTTGCGGTTGTTGCTGTTCCCGTTAAAGCACCAATGAATGTGGTTGCAGTAACCACACCAGTGAAAGTTCCATCACCAGTTACAGTGAGTTTTGATGTTGGATTTGTAGTTCCGATACCAACATTAGAGAGTGTATGAATACCAGCAGCAGTGGTTACGAACTGGGATGATCCACCACTACCAGTTGCAGTAATCGTTACTTGACCTGTATTTTGGTCCACAGAAATACCAGATCCAGCCTCAATGCGCGTTACTCCAGCACCAGTTAAAGTTGCACCACCCAAAACAATGGATGTTGCACTGATGATACCGGTAGATCCATTAATAGTAACACCAGTGCCTACATTAATAATATTTGTAGATCCATTAAGAGTGATAGACGAAGTTCCAATAGTTAAGATTCCAGTGATTCGTGCATCACCATTTACGAATAATGTGGTTCCTGATGTTCCAACAGCACCAACTTCCAAAGTAAATCTTGGATTCGTTGTTCCAATACCAACGTTTCTTAATGTGTTAATGCCAGCGTTCGTAGTGCTCCAAACAGGCGCAGATAGGGTTGTAGTGCTCCCTGCTCCTAGATAGGTGTAAACCTCAAGAAAGTTATCATTAATAACACCACCAGCTGCTCGCAGAGTATCACCTGTGCCATCATTAGCTGCTGCTCCAGTGTTTATTGCTACTCTTGCCATTATAGATGTTTTAGTTTAGAAGTATTTAGATTAGGTACTTTTTAAATTTAAGAGGTTTAGTTCTTTGAACAATCGCTGAAGTCGTGATGCCACCAACTCTTCTATCACCATAGAAATTAAATTCGTTCGACTCTGTTCTTGCAGTGAGATCTATTCTACCCCAACTAAAATTACCAAAGTAATTTGATGTTGTCACAATTCCAGTATATCCACTTCCAACACTACCTATAGAATCAAAAGTAAACACTGAAGATGTAGAATCAAATGTTATTGATGTGGAACTAAAGTTGATTGTTCCAATACCTGTTATTCGAGCAAAAACTCTTCTTACGTGAGTTAATCCAATTCCAGTCACAGTTGATTGTGTTGTGAAAGCAGTATCTACCTGATAAACATTATCAACAAAACTTGTTCCTATACCAATTGTATTATTTGAAACATCTCTTGATATTAATGTTGTGCTTCCAATGCCAGCATTAGAATTATAAACAACGAAATAATCATTGACGTTTATTGTACTCAACGTGACCGCAGTTCCAACATAAGTGGTATTTCTTAGGAAAGAATCTTGTGGAATATAAAAATCAAAAATAAATTTATCAATAGAGGATTGAGTAGTAGTACCAAATCCAACAATGACTCCAGAATCTCCAGAGAAAGAGGAAACGCTGTTTGTTTCAACAACTGGTGTTGGTGAAGAAATTAAGACTTGAGGTGGATTGGATGAGGTGTACCCAACTCCCGGACTTGTAATTGCTACGTCAGTGATAGTTCCGCCAGCTCCAATTGTCACAGATCCAAATGCTCTCGTAGAGGTATCAACTCCAACAGTTGATCCAAAACTTACGATTGCTGTTGTATATCCAACACCACCGTCAGAGATAACAACAGAAGAAATTGTCCCTAAACCAGAAACAACTGCTGTGGCTATAGCGCCAGATCTATTTTCCTGTGATATAATTGTAATACTATTTTGGAAAGTTAAAGACGTATCATTTTCATTTTGAGCATTAAAGAATGGTCTGATATTATCAACATAGATCGCAGTTGATCCAACACCAACTGTTTTTATAACATAACCAAAGTGATTAATGTTTGGTTCATAAAGTTCTCTATCTTTTCCAACACCTTTTTCATTAATTATTTTATCTTCAGTTTGTCTGCACCAAACAACTGGTCTTAATAAAGTTTCGTCTGCAGTATTTCCTGGTCCAAAATATGAAACAGTGGATACTTCGTCAGTAGAATTAACAGAGGTTACTATTCTTTCTTCCTCTTGTAGATATGGTTGTTGACCGATAGATGCGTCATACCCAATTGTTAAATCATCGCCAACCTTAACAGTTTCAATAATTTCTCTACTTACAACATCAACACTTCCACTTCCTTTATAGAAAATAATTTTTGAGGTATCTCCAACTTTTGGAGCTTCTGTAAAAGTTATGATACTTCCGCCTTGGAAAATATATCCCTCTCCAGGAACTTGAAGAATATCATTAATAAAGATGAGTAAAGTGTCTTGAACAATAATGTTTGATCCTCTTGCAGCGACGATTGATTTAATAAACCCACCTTTTGTTAATTGAAAAGTTTGAGTGCTACCATCAAATAATTCGTCAAAATTATCAAAAACTTCAAGTTCTCCAATGGACCACCCATTAAATTCATCGCTGAAAATATTTTGAACTGTAAGTTGAAATTCTTTAAAATTAGCAGAAGTTGGGATACCAGTTAATCCACCAACAGGAACAGTTAGTATGTCACCATTTCTATAACCATAACCAGTATTAGTAATTTCAAAATCGATTACACTTGAACCTTGTCCAACAATGATATCAACTTTTGCTTCTGTTCCAACTCCAGACGAAGACGAACTATAACGAAGAGGAATATTAGAGTAAGAATCTGGACTATCAATCACAACATATGGTGGATTATTTTTTTTGAATGTTATAACCGTTCCAATTCCAATTGAAGAGGGTGAGGTGCTGCCAGAACCAATCGTAAATGATGTGGATGCAATTCCAACGATGGATGCATTTGTGATTGCAGTGCCAACAGAAACAACATTTCCAACATTTACATTAGTTAAGTTAGATGTGAATATTATTGTGCTTCCAGAAGAGACTGGATGTGAAATTAATTCGGTCTTAATTAATGAAAGTGCTGTATAACCAGATCCAGCGTTAGTAATCGTTACCGCTGTTGATATACTCCCAGAAATAATTGTGGCATAACCAACATGCTCAATTGTAGTAATTCCAACAGAACCAGTGCTTACACCAATATTAACAACTCCAATCTGTGGATTTGATATCTTAATTACTGCTTGTGTTCCAG